CCGGTTAAGATTGTAGATTGGTCAGAAGAGAAACAGAAGGAGTTTATCATTAAAGATAACGTAGGCTTCGGAGATTGGGATTGGGACGAACTAGCGAACACTTGGAACGCTGAAGAGTTAAACGAGTGGGGGCTTGATACTTGGCAACCCGAAGAGGAGATAGAAGAAGAACCGAAAGCAACCAAAGAAAAGGAGACTTGTCCCTATTGCGGCAAATAGCAACGAATTAACTACCAATGGCAAACTCTAACGCAACACCACCAGACGGGGGTTTTAAAGACCACCCTGAGCGAATCAATAAGAAAGGCGCACCCAAGAAGATAGAGTCTTTACTAAAGGAACACTTCCTAGAAGAACACAACCTTAAACTAAGCAAAGGGCAGACTCAGGACATTATCAAGAACATACTCGGAAAGACCCGGAGCGAGTTAGTCGAACTGGCAAAGAATGACGAACTACCCTTTTGGATTGCGTTAATAGCGAACAAGGCGCAACGAGACTTTAAGAAAGGTTCTATTCATATCCTTGATGTTCTATTCGATCGGGTGTACGGTAAGCCTAAAGAAGAGGTGGAGCAGACCGTTAACGGTGGCAAGCCTGAGAAGATAGAAGTGGTAATCCGTAGACCGAATGAAGATTGAGGGAACTGGAGTATTTGATGACCTATGGCAAGCCATTAATGATAAATCCATTCGGGGAATTGTGTTGGAGGGTGGATGCCGCTCCAGTAAAACGTGGTCCATCTGCCAAGCACTCCTCTTACTTGGTACGCAAACACCGCAAAGATTCGCGATTGCAAGGTGGCGCAGAACGTGGATTAAGCCGACAGTCCTTGACACGTTTAAGAAGGTCTTTAAAAGTGTTGATGAATGGAAGGAAGAAGCGTTTAACAAGAGTGAACTAACCTATCAGCACTACGGTAGTTCTTTTGAGTTCTACGGGCTTGATGACTCGCAGAAGTTACACGGTATTGAAACCGATTTCTTTTGGCTTAACGAGGCTATTGAGACAAGCAAGGACGACTTCGACCAATTAGAACAAAGGTGCAAGGGCAAGTGGATATTAGACTACAACCCGTCCACCGATGAGCATTGGATATACGACAACGTACTAAAGCGTGACGATGTGGTGTTGATTCATTCCACGATGCTCGACAACACGTTCTTAGACCAACATATAAGAGACAAGATAAACAGTTACCAGCCAACGCCTGAGACCATTGCTATGGGCACGGCTGACGAGTATAAGTGGAATGTTTACGGACTTGGTGAACGCTCAAGAAGAGAAGGGGCTATCTACGAGAACTGGACAGAAACGAAGGACTTCCCAACGGGTTACAAGTGGAGGGCTTACGGCTTAGACTTTGGCTTTACGAATGACCCGACTGCACTCGTGGAGGTTGTATTTCAAGAGGGTAAGCTATGGGTTAAAGAATTGCTTTACGAGACTGGGCTAACGAATGCAGACATAACCCACAAATGCGGACTGCAAAGGTCTGATGAGATTATAGCGGACTCAGCAGAACCCAAGAGCATTGAAGAAATAAGACGGGCTGGCTTTAGAATTAGACCAGTTGCTAAAGGTGCTGATTCCATTCGGTCAGGAATAGACAAGCTGAAGAGCGTTCAAATAATGGTACACCAAGACTCAGTTAACGTAATCCGGGAACTAAGGAACTACGCTTGGAAACGGGACTATAAAACAAACCAAGTAACGAACCAAGCGGAGGACGATAACAACCACGCGCTTGATGCTCTGCGCTATGTGGCAATGGAGAAGCTAAAGGTTAACTCAGGCAAGTATTCGATAAGATGATAGAACTAATACAAGGCGATTGCTTAACCGAAATGCAGAAGATTGAAAGCGGCTCAGTTGATGCGATTATTACAGACCCACCTTATGGAACTACTGCTTGTAAGTGGGATTGTGTTATTGCTTTTGATTTGATGTGGGAGCAGTTGAATAGAATTATAAAACCTAATGGTGCAATTGTTTTGTTTGGTAGTGAGCCTTTTAGTAGTGCTTTAAGAATGAGTAATATTAAGAATTATAAGTATGATTGGATATGGCAAAAAAACAATTTCACTGGGTTTTTAAGAGCAAAAAAAGCACCTTTAAAAGCTCATGAAATCGTTAGTGTTTTTTGTAATAGTGTTGAGATTTACAACCCACAAAAATGGGAAATAAGAGATGAGTTTATAGATAAAAGGAAAACTCTTAATAATACTAAAATTAAAGACGGTGTTTTAAAAAATATAAAAAGGGTTAGAAAAGCAGACGATGGTTTGAGGTACCCAACATCAATAGTCCAATTTCCTCATAAACCTAACAAAAACGTACACCCAACACAAAAACCTATCGCATTAATGGAATACCTAATAAAAACCTACACTAACGAGAACGAAACCGTTTTAGATTTTACAATGGGTTCAGGAAGTACGGGAGTAGCAGCCAAGAATCTAAACCGTTCGTTTATCGGAATCGAGCAAGACCCGAATTATTTTAAGATAGCTGAAGAACGAATAAACAAGCACGACCTTTTTACCTTAGACACAAAATAACAAATTCGCTATTTATAAACAGATGAAGATTGAATTACCTAACAGTTGGGAAGGCGTAACCATTGAGCAGTTCCAAGCATTGCAGAAGATACTTGCAGAAAAAGGAGACGAGTACGCAACGAACGTGGCTATCATTAGCATAATGTCAGGCGTACCAGTTGATGAGATTGAAACCTACGCTCTTAAGACCTACGCTAAGTGTATGCGAACGCTCTCCTTTCTATCAGAGCAACTTGTCGGTGAAGTACAAAAGGCGGTTGAGTTTGGAGGGCTTAGATACGATGTTATTACAGACGTTTATAAGTTGAACGGAGGGCAATATATCACGCTTATGCACTTGATGAAAGACCCGGACAAGGTTATCGACCAACTTCACGAGATTATGGCGGTGTTCTTAGTGCCGAAGAAGAAGGTTTGGTACGGTTGGAAGAAACAACCTTACGACTCAGACAAGCACAAGGAGGTCGCGGAGGCAATGCTTCAAGCACCGATGACAATTGTACAACCTTTGTCCGCTTTTTTTTTAGCCAGTTATCTCAAGTCCGCAAAACATATACTGGAATTTTCGGTACGCAAAGCGGAGAAGGTGAAGCGACAAGCGGAGAAAAAGTTGAGACGTTTGAAACAAAATATGGATGGTTAAACGTGGTTAACAACTTGTCAAATAACGATGCTACGAAATGGGGCTACTTCTTCGCTCTTCCGCTCCGGGAGTTCTTGAATTTAATCAGTTTCCAAAAGGCTAAACAGTCTTACGAATACCATCAACAAAAGCAAAATGGCGTTCGATAAGTTAATAGATGCTCTTAACGAGTTCCGAGCGGAATACGTAAGCGAATTAAACCTTTCACTTGCTGGAGGCTCAAGTGCTGGAAGTGGTGGGCAAGGTCAAGGGCATACTTCTTCAGGTAAACTTGGAGAGTCTTTGAAGATTGAGGTACAACCAAAGGTTAAAGTATTCGGGCAAATCTATCGAATGCAAATAAAGATGGAGGGTTACGGTTTAATTCTTGACAGAGGACGCGGACCGGGAGGCGACCCGAAGAAAATAAGAAACGCGTTAGCTATGGGTTGGTTAACTTATCCAAACACTTTGTCGAGGCTTATGGGTTCGGGTGAACAACTTGAGGACGGTCACAGATGGGCTTTGGCTACGGTTATCGGAAGGAACATAGCTAAGAAAGGTTACAAGGGCAAGAAGTGGATTAAACCAGCTACTGACAAAATGATGAGCAAGGTTGGCGGAATAGTCGAAGCCGCAATAGCTGAGGACATCGAAATAACATTTGAAGAAATCAAGAAACTAATCGAAACGTAATGGCTATTTTTTTAACACAAAACGGAGAGCCAAGCGAGTTTGTACTTGCTTATAATGATAACACTTACGTTATCAAGACAACCAACTACACGCACACGGTTAGGTTTAAGGTTTCAATACTTCCTGAGACTTACCCGGT